AATAGAACTAACAAATTTAGAAACAACTCTTGCAGCTAGTCCTGAACAAAAACACGCTGTTTATTTAACTATGAAAGATTGTGCTGATTGCAGTGCAAATGAGACTAGATTAAGCAACGCTTTTTCTTCTATATCTGAAATCAAATGGTACAAAGTATACTTAACTGACACCACGCCTTTTTTTGCTCCATCTACAGTTCCTTCAGTTGTATTTTTTGAAGGTAGAAATAGATTGATAGAAGCTTTTGGATTGATGGACGAAAGCAATATGGATGGTTTTGTGCAGTTTGTCAGAACATCTTTAAATTTAACTGACGGCGAAAAATGGTTAAGTTCTGTAGTTGAGTAGTGGAGCTGAAAGCAGTTAGAGACAAAAAATTAGCTATCTGTAGTTCTTGCGAAAACTACAAAAAATCCATAAAAACCTGTAATATTTGTAAATGTATTATGCCTTTAAAAGTATTTATTAAAGGCAATACATGTCCGATAGGAAAACACGAGGTTTAAATGGCAGAAGATTATGTAATTTATATTTTTGCGGCGGTTTGTTTTGTGATTCTTTTTCCAGCTTTATATTTTTTAGCAAATGACGATACTATTTTAGTAAGAGCAAGAGATAAGAAAGGAAGATATATAGCAGATGATCCTGACACACCAGAAAACGAAGCTTTTACGGTCGTAAAAAAAACAAAAAAACGTAAAAAGAAGAAATGAGCGATATGGAAACGGCTAGAGAGGCTATGACTAAAATACATTCGCATGAACGTGAATGCGCTATCCGTTACGAAAATATAGAAAAAAGATTAGAAGAAGGCTCTAAAAGGTTTGGTAGATTAGAATTAATGATATGGGGCTTGTACGCAGGTATGGCCACGATAGAAATAACATCTAGGGTAATCTAATGTATGAATACGGTTGTACAGTAAAGCGTGTAGTTGACGGCGACACGATAGACGTAATATTAGATTTAGGTTTTTCTGTTTCTTATAGTTCTAGAGTGCGTTTATTTGGTATTGACACGCCAGAGTCTAGAACTCGAAACAAAGACGAAAAAGCTAGAGGTAAACTTGCTTCTGCTTTTTTATCAAAAGCAATCGAGATGGCAGATCAAGTTGTCATTAGAACGGAACTAAAAGATTCTAGGGGTAAGTTCGGCAGAGTTCTAGGTACAGTTGTATGTGATGGTGAAGACATAAATCAAGGTATGGTAGATGGAGGTTTTGCAGTTAAATATTTTGGTCAAAGTAAAGCTGATGTTGAAGAGCAACACATGAAAAACAGGCAAAAACTTATAGACCAAGGAATATTTGATCCTGATAGTATTTAGATATGGAAGAGCAACCAATAAAGAAAAAGCTAGAATTAGATATTGATGTGACTCCTCACAATCAAAGTGCTAATCCGTATCAAAAATGGATACATCTTGCACGAGCAATAGATTCTTGGCGGATCTTCCCTAGGCTTTTCTTGAGCGTCTACATATTTCTCCTATATTACTCAACTATGTGGTTCATGAGCCTAGAAGATCCGTCTCTAGAACAAAGCGGACTTATATCTATTATTGTAGGCGCTGGTGCCGCCTGGTTTGGTCTGTACGCAGGCACCTCAAACTCTAGTAAAAACTTCAAAGGCGAGGATTAATGGAGTGGTTCAACCTAATTGCAGAATTAGGTGTGCCTATCGCCGGAGCCTTAGTGATGGCTTACTTTATTTTTTTGGTTATGAAACAGCTAATGGACGGGCTGGTATCCGAAATAAAAACCATACAAGGCATAACCAAAATGTTGATTACTAGAGCGTCTATTATGAACAACGACATGATTCGTATAGACACGAGCGTTTCTTCAGCTTTGGATTTAAGCCCTGATCTCAACCGTATAGCTAGAGCTGAAAATTTTGTAGAGGATGGGAAAATAGATGCAAGAAGAGACTGATGGATATAGTACAAATAGTTGCAGACTTTGGCTTTCCAGTTGTTATGGTTGTTGGTCTTGGCTATTTTGTTTTCTACGTTTGGCAAACAATAACCAAAACAATAGATCCAGCGGTACAAGAAATGAAATCTACAATAATACGCTTGACAGATCAACTGCGCCTTTTGGATCAAGATATGATACGATTACAGCAAAAGGTCAATACTGTTTTGGAATTGAAAGAAGAACATAAACTAAAGGACCCAAATGAAAAGTTGGAAGGAACACAAGAAAAGACAACTTAGAACTGTAATATTCTTTATATTATTAAGTTTGTTTTTAGTATTATTTTCTAATTTTTTAGTTTCAGATGAGATGGTGTTTAAATTTAAGTCACCAAGCTTTTCAGGTATAAATACCTCACAACATTTTCTTACTATAGAAAATCAACAGTTCTCTAGAAAACAGGCCCTTGAAGATAAAAAACAAACATTATTAGATGAAGCAGAAAGAGATGCCAACAATACTACGCTTGCTAGATTTATTAGGAATTTAGAATCTAGAGTTTACGCTAGGCTTAGTTCGCAGCTAGTTGATAGTCTTTTTGGTGAAAATGCCCAGACTTCAGGTTCGATAGAACTAGAAGGAAACACTATAGAATATAAGGTTGATGATGAATACATTACACTTATAGTTACAGATGAATACGGCGAAACTACCACTATTACTTTTCCTCTTAATAGTTTCACTTTCTAGTTGCGTTTTATTAGAATCCGAATATTCATTAGAAAACTTTAAAGTAACCAGACTAGCAGAGGTTGCAACCGTAATTAATACAGAGCTTTGGGAACTTAGAGAGCCCAAAGTAAAGCCTGTAGTCGCTGTATATCCAAACTCTTTTTTAGACCAAACAGGTCAACGTCGCAGCAACAGTAACTTTGCTACATTCAGTACAGCCGTCACGCAAGCTCCTTATACGCTTCTAATACAAGCCCTGAAGAATACGGCTAGGGGTAATTTTTTTGAAGTTGTTGAGAGGATAGGTCTAGATAATCTCAGCAAAGAAAGACAACTGATACGGTCTACCAGAGAAAGTTTTGACGAACCGCAAAAGTTAAAAGCGTTAATGTTTGCAGGCTTAATTATAGAAGGAGCCGTAGTAAGTTACGAAAGTAACATCAGGACAGGAGGGACTGGCGGCAGGATCTTGGGTATCGGCATGAGCAGACAATACAGACAAGATACGGTTACGGTTAGCCTACGATTTATCTCTGTTTTAACAGGCAGAATACTTACTGAAGTGACAACAACCAAAAGCATATTGAGTGTTGGTATCAACGAAGACATATTTAGGTTTGTTAGAAACAATACAGAACTTATAGAAATCGAAAACGGGAATGTTGAAAACGAGTCAATTACTATAGCTTTGCAGTCTGCTGTCGAAATGGCAGTATTAAAAAACGTTGAAAAGGGTATAATAAAAGGCTATTGGAGTTACAAAGATGATTAAATATTTTTTAATTTTTTTCTTTGGTATTGCGTTTGCAGCAGATAACGAAGTATCTATAGATCAAGTTGGTAACACTATAAATATAGATGTAGAGCAGCTAGGATCAGGAAACTTGGTCGGAGGGGCAACAGCTACCGCAGGAAGCATGACCGCCCTCGATCTTGATGGGGTAACTATGACCCTGGATATTAATCAAATAGGTTCAAGCAACTTATTCAAAGGTGATATTTATGCAGACTCATATACCGGTTTTTTTGAGTTTAGCGGCGATTCTAATATTTTTGACATACAAACAGATCCAAACAACACTTACGGAGCTGATTCAAGCAACGTCAACATACAAGTAACGGGATCATCAAACGATATGTCTTTAGATCAAGCAACCGCAGCTATGGCATCAACTTTAGATTTAGATTGGATTATCAACGGTTCTAACAACACGATAGATTCTGATATTGATGTTGATCTTGCAACAAATTATATGGATATCGACGGATCAGATAATACGATAAACTACAACGGCGATGGCTATCAAGGCGGTTATTTTTATTTAGATCATACAGGCGGCTCAAGAACTTTAAATGTTACGCAGGCTTCTACTTTGGATAATGATTGGCTCAGGGTCATTAGTACAGGCTCAAATGGATCTTTCTGCATTATCCAAAACGACCAAGGAACCGCAACAAGTTGTTGATGTAGGTTCGGTCAACGAAGTTACAGGTTTTGCACAAATAGAACGAGATGAGTCTTTTGCGGCTACGAAAGACTTTGTAATTCAATCTTACGACAAAGCTCAAACAGAAGCTGGTCGTATGGGTATAAAGTTTGTTGATGACACCACAATAAAAATTACCGAACATTCACAAGTAATTATTGACGAGTTTGTTTTTGATCCGGATCCATCTAAATCAAAACTAGCCGTAAACTTTTTAAAAGGTACAGCACGCTTTACTACAGGACTTACTGGCAAAGTCCCTAAAGAAAACATGGTGCTACGAACTAACTCTGCAACCGTAGGTATTAGAGGGACAGATTTTAGTGTGACTGTTAATCCTGATACTTCAGAATCTTTGTTTATTCTTTTGCCCGATCAAGACGGCGCCCCTTCAGGCGAAATATCAATAACGACAAATATGGGAACAGTCTTATTAAATCAAGCGTTCCAGGCCACAACGACCACCACACTTGAAAGTTTGCCTTCTGACCCTGTTATATTAGATTTATCTTTGGATTTTATTGACAACATGCTTATTGTTTCCCCGCCAAAAAAGTCTGAAGAAACTAGTGAAGAACAACAATCATCTGATTCGGTTGATCCTATATTAGATTTTAATGAGCTTGATATTGATTACCTTGCAGAGGAAAGATTAGGAGAAGAGGGTTTAGAGTTTACCGAGTTGGACTACGACGCCTTGAACGTAAATTTTCTGGAGGACCTTTTAGATATTATTAGTGAGCTTGATAAAATACAAGATGAAGATAGGCTTGCTCAAGAGGCGACAACAACAACCATAAAAGGTACAAGCGTTGGCCAGGACACTAAAACGCAGATTACAACTATTGTTACAGGTGAGAAGATCAAAATGACTAGAGCAGTTGGGTCAAACGCAGCAATTAATATAGACAGCGGTAATAGTTACACCGTTGTTTTAGAACAAAATGGCGTTGTCAACGAGGTCAAGGTAAACGGCGGGAGTGCATCAACAATAGTAATAAGGCAGAGTTCAGGTTAAAATTTATTATAATTTGTTATGGCAAAAGTATTTTTAGGCGTTATTGCGGTTTTGTTTTCCTTATCTGGGTTTTTGTACTACCAAAACCAGAAACTCTCTGCTTTGAATCAGGCTTTTGATTTACGAGATCAAGAACAAAAAGCAACAATACAAACACTACAAAAAGACTTTGCCTTACAAACTCAAGGCCTGCTTAATTTACAAAACAAAAATCAAGAGATTGAGCTTGAAATGTCTAGATATTTAGACATATTCAAACGGCATAATCTAAGCAAACTAGCTGCAGCTAAGCCTGGCTTGATAGAAACGAGAGTAAATAATGGTACAAAAGAAGTATTTGAAAGTATTGAACAAGACAGTCGTAATATTGACAGTCTTGATGATGGCTTACAGTTGCAGTCTAATCCCTAAAAAGGTAGACGTAGTAGCAAAGCCAGTTGAAAGACAGATTGCACAACCAATTCTACCTAGAGAACTAAGTTTAAAAGCTCCTTATTGGTATGTCGTTTCTGATAAAAATATTGATGTATTTTTGGAAAGAGTAAAGAAAGAAGAAGGTAGATTAGTTTTTGTTGCTATGTCTGTTCCTGATTACGAACTTATGTCTTACAACATGCAAGAACTAAAGAGATACATAAAAGAATTGAAAGAAGTTGTCGTCTACTACAGAACCGTAACAACTAATTAGGAGAAAAAATGAACATATCTAAAGAAGGTATTGCCTTATTAAAAAAATTTGAAGGTTGTGAATTACAAGCTTATCAGGATAGCGTTGGCGTCTGGACCATAGGTTACGGTCATACGAAAGACGTTCAAGAGGGATTAAAAATTACACAAGAAGAAGCCGAAGTCATGTTACAAGAAGAAATGCCTGAGTATGAAGAATACGTCAAAAAATATGTGACGCATCCGCTTGAGCAACATCAATTTGATGCTTTAGTCTGTTGGACTTATAATTTAGGACCAAACAATTTAAGAAACTCAACTATGTTGACCGTTTTGAATCAAGGTAGACTAAATGATGTTTCTTTTGAAATGCAAAGATGGAACAAAGCAGGGGGCGAGGTTTTAAAAGGCTTAGTCAGGAGAAGAAAAGCAGAGTCTTTGTTGTTTCAAGGTAAAGATTGGCATGAGGTATAGATGGCGTTACAAAAGGCACAGTTTAAGCCTGGAATAAATAGAGAGGGGACTGCATACGATAACGAAGGCGGTTGGTTTGATTGTAACCTTGTGCGTTTCCGTATGGGCCATCCAGAAAAGTTTGGCGGCTGGTCAAAACTTTTGAATACTACATATCAAGGAACCGCTAGAGCTTTACATAACTGGATCTCTTTAGCTGGTACAAAATTTTTAGGCGTAGGCACTCATTTCAAATATTACATAGTAGAAAACAACGCAAGTTTTTCAGATGTAACGCCGATAAGAA